AAACTGTCAGATGCGATGCTGTATCTGGAAAAACAGAAAATGTATCCGACTCCGACATCATCGGAACACAAGTACAGACTGAAGGGAAACACGCAGCAGAGCAAATGTTTGGAATCAATGGCGAGGAGAACTGGTGGCAGACTCAATCCGAACTTCGTGGAATACCTGATGGGATTTCCTACGGACTGGACAAGGATAGATCAAACAGGATCAAAGGACTCGGAAACGCAATCGTGCCGCAAATCCCATTCTACATCGGACAAGCCATAGGGAGGTTATATGAAATCAGCCAGTGACAACATTCCAGCTTTATACGTTTATGCAGAATCCTGGATAGCAGGAACGAGAGACTTGCATCCGCAGCAAAGAGGAATTTATTTCGACTTGATGGCTCACGCACAGTTATGCGGTTCAAAGGGTCTGCCTTACGATATCGTAACGCTTCAGAAGTTGGTTTTGTTGTGCGATCCTGACGACCTGGAGGACTGGGAAAGACAGAAAAAAGACCTCTATTATGTGCTGCAAAAGAAGTGGGAAGTGAGAAAAAACGAGCTGGGAGAGGATGCTTATTTCAACAACAGGCATTGGAAAGAGTACGAAATTGCTAGGAAAAAGAAGGATTCAGTAATTAAATCTAACGAGAAATATAATAAGAAAAGAAAACCAAATAACGATATCGTAAAAATATCGTCTGATAGTGATAGTGATATTGATATAAATATAAGTATTAATAAGAAGGCTAAATTATTTGAAACATTCTGGGAACTGAACAGGAACAAGATCCAGGTCGGAGACGCTAAGAAGGCTTGGGTTAAGCTCCCTGATGACTGGGTTCAAAAGCCTGAAGAGTTGGCAAGGCTCTACAACAACCACTTCACCGACAAAAAGGATTTTAGTAAGCATCCTTCTTCCTGGTTAAACGCTGAAGCGTACCTCGATCAAAAGCCTGATATGTCAGCTCCAGTTGGAACGGATCAAAGTCCGGCAAGGTTAAAGATGTTTCAAGAGGACAAGATTTCGCCATTTTTAAAAGGTTACGCAGTTAAATACGAGCAGGAAGTGAGGGAGGCTGTAAGTAAGAATGAATTAAGCAGGGAGAGGGCGGAAGAACTGGGCATCAATGTCTGACAACTTTTTATACATCATTGGAAACAGAGATCAAAACATATACAAGGTCGGCATTTCCAACAATCCTTTAAGCAGGATCAAGGGAATACAGACCGGCTGTCCTTTTCCCCTGACCATCATTAAGAAATACAACCTGAACAGCCATTCTTCAAACATTGAAAAAAAGATACACAATTTCTTGGAGCAGGACAAATCAGTTAAAAGTATGGTCGGTGAGTGGTTTTCCTGTGATGTGAGGATGATTGACAGTCTGGTTCAATCCGAAATGGTTGACATACAAAAGGAAGAAGCCGTTAAAAAACAAAAAGAAAAGGAACAAATAGAGGCGGAAAAAATTGCACTGACAAGGCAGAAGGAAGAGCTTGAACTGGCGATGATTCCCCTGTTTGAATTGCAGAAAAATTTAGATGAAAAATTCGCCATCCTGAGAAAAACTGAATCAGACATAATCAAGATGACGGAACATTTTAATGAATGCAGGAAGAAACTCAACAAACAACACAACAACAAGGAATTAAAGGAACATTACAGGGAAATTATAAATAAGTGTTTGATCAATATAAGGCACTTAATCTCGTCAACCAATAATCCTCTAGATTATGGATCATACTATGACAGGATTTTGAGCTTGTTTAATGTATTTTCAAAGAAAAAAATGGTTGGTTTAATTAAAAGAAGTTACAAGTCTGTGGAAACCAATGATAAAATAAAATTTGATGATGGCATTGTTCGTAACGCCAATTTTTTAGAAAAGAAATATCTTGATTTATCTAAATACGATCAATTCGCTTTAGTTTGTAAGACAAGAAAATACTTGAATTGGGATGTGGTGCATTTTGAAAAGGACAGTGAATATTATCTTATCGAAGAATTAAGGGTGTCATATGGATCGTGGGATAGGGATTTCCATATTTCTACAGATTCACTCTTTGGCAACCACGAAAACAAAGGCACATACAGCAAATTTTTAGAATATTTAAAAGAACATAAAGGAAGTTTGAGCATTTATTAAATGCCCAAAAGAAAAAAGAAAAAAACCATTCCAAACACCATTGATCTCGGCAGTCAGGAGCTTGTGAGAGGAGATGAGAACGGCACTCTCATCCGCAAGGTTGACGGAGAAAAGTTCAGGCTCGTTATGTACGGCAACGACAGGCACTTGGAGAAGGTCTGCAACTCAGTCCTGGACAACTATTATGCGAGAAGCCTTCTTGACATTGCCGACAGGGAGAGGAACAGCAGGAGGTACTGGGCGGGTTGCAGGTTTGAAAAGCTCTGCAACAGGGCTGGACTCGACTCCAAAGTCACGGCAAGACTGGAGGAATACATCGGTGGAACGAAGGAGGAGTTCATCCACCGCAACATTGACGCACACTCGGAGTTTCATTCCGTCATCAAGGAACTCGGAGCCTTCAGGCACAAGCCGGTCTGGGATATTCTTTGGAAGGTCATAGTAACAAACGAACCTGCGAGAAAAAGAATGGATGAGTTCAGGGAGGCTCTGGACAGGTTGATCCTGTATTACGATATGTGATTTATTTTCGTGTTCTATATTCATACCCATTAACAAACCAATTGCAATTTGCTATAAATATATACAATCACTAGAATTACGACAATTCACACAGCCATCTTTTATGATGGTTTTTTTATTTTATGGAACATCAACAGCTATGGATAGCTGTCATCGTTCAAGGGATCACTGATGCTTGTGGAAAGTTTCTCTGGTCGAATAAAAGAAACTCCCGATACCAGCAGGAGGCGAAGGAATGGATGGGCGGCAAGGACTTCAACCTGGTCTGCTCACTGGCAGGACTTCAGCCGAACCAGGTCAGGGAGACTTATTCAGACATCAGCAACTACTCTCACGACCATTATCTCACAACAGAGGACATAAGGCGATTACTCAATGAAACTTTTAGCAGACGATCTATTTTGTAGTATGTTTATGATTGACAATCCTGAAACGAAACAGCCGGAGATCATCATCAGGTTCGCCAACTTCGACTCGGAGAAGGATGCCATCGCATTCGCACAGGCTTTCAAGAGCCAACAGGGATACACTGACTTGATGCCTCCTGAAAAAGAAAAGGTGACGATACACTGATGACCGAACAACAGCTCACAACACCGCCCAAAAAGGGCAGACCGACCAAATACACCAAGACACTCGTAAGAGACATCATCGACAAGCTCTCTCGTGGCGTATCCATAAGGGATGCCGTGAAGGAGTGCGGGATAACGTGGGTGTGCTGGAGGAACTGGATACTGAAGGATGACAAGCTGAAAGACGCTTACGTCAGGGCGAAGGAGCTTGGCATTGAATACATCATAGGCGACCTCGACAAGAGGATCGAGAACGCTTTGGACAGGCAGAAGATCAGTATGAGTGAGGTGAAGCTCCTGGAGGTCTATTCAAAGAATATGCAATGGAAAGCCGGGAAACTGGCTCCCAAGTATTACGGCACGGAGAAGCAGACTCTTTCCATCACTGACAATGATGACAAGAAGATAGAGATAAGTTGGCAAAGCTGATTAAATGACAGTGAAAAGACATTGAAATGAACTGCAGCATAATGACGGTTGATTCAATTAATCCAGGTTGTTCAAGGGGAAGTTACGAAATTGCTCTTTTTTTATACAAAAAGCTCGTGTAATCTTAATTTTTTTATAAAAAAATAATAAAATAAAAGAAAACCATTTAATTTTTATCAAGTATCAAGCCAATTATTAACATAGTGGGCAAGTTCTGGTCAAAACCGGTTGAGCTTCGATTGATTTGATTGAAAAATAATTCAAGCACCCCACGCAACTTCTTGCAAATTGCAAGGGATCCACTTCAACACAATACAAAATTCTTATGGATTTTACAGTAATTCCTTTATCTTTAAAAAAAGCCAATGAATTTGTAACAGAACACCACAGGCATAACAAAAAAACACAAACACATAAATTTAGTATTGGTGCTGTGTATAATGATGAATTAGTGGGTGTGGCTATTGTAGGCAGACCTGCTTCACGATTTTTGGATGACCAATTTACAGCGGAAGTAAATAGAGTTTGTATCAAAGATCCTGCACCAAAAAATGCCTGTTCATTTTTGTATGGCAGGTGTTGGAGAATTTGGCAGCAGATGGGAGGCAAGAAAATCTTGACCTACACTTTAGCCGAAGAATCAGGATCATCAATGAAAGCTGTTGGATGGGATAAGGTTTCAGAAACCAAACCAAGACCTCTGCACAATTTAGGTTGGACTACCAGAAAAGGAAGAACTTGGCATCCAGTCAATGCACAGCTTAAATTTAGATGGGAACAGACAGTTTAAAATTATCAACACAAGACAAACTTCTTATGAGTTTTTATTATGAACAACAAGGACGCTAAAACCAATGCCGACAGGATTATTAGGAACGGAAGCAATACCCATAAACCCATTACTTAATCCTCCTCCTGCAACGCACTCTTTTGGATATTCAAATCCGAGAGCCAACATAGGAAATCCTAATCGCATATTAGGAAACGTTCTTCCAGGTATGCTGCCATTGACTGCATTCGGACTGTTCTCACAGGCAGGAAACCTCATTAACAATGAACCGATGTCGGCACAGGATGTCATTAACGCACACCTGTCCGAAGGTGACGCTAGGGCGAAAGGATTAATCATCCCTCCCGAGCCGACCGTGACTGAAGAGGAGAGAAGAA